ATCACTGATGAGCAAAGGGAATTGATTATTGGTGGTGAGTTGTTAGAGGATTTTGAGAACGTAACAAAGTCATCTCAGCGCATGATGATGCCAGACATTCCAGAGGTTCCTGAGTTACCAGATATTGAACTCAAATTGGATGAGGTCATTAATGCCAACGAAGAAAAAGAATACCGTACGTGATAACGGCGTTGATACAAAGCAACTGACCAGAGAGTTATCTAGGGCTAAGAACTTAGATCCAATTACATTTCAGCAGAGTGTTATTAAAGCTCGGATTAAAGAGCTTAGGGAAGACTTACCGCACCTTCATGGATGGAAGTGGTATCCTTGGGCAAGAGAGTTTTTTGAATCTCGCAACAGAATGAATCTTCTTTGTGCGGCTAATCAGATTGGTAAATCATCTGCTGCCATTCGTAAAAACATAGAGTGGGCGTGTAATAAAAAGCTATGGGGTGAGTTATGGGAGACTCCTCCAAAGCAGTTTTGGTATTTCTATCCGTCTGACAGTGTGGCGACAAGTGAGGTAGAAAAAAAATGGATTCCAGAGTTTCTGCCTCGTGGCGCGATGAAAGATCACGAGAATTATGGGTGGGATGTAGAATATTCTAGCGGTGATGTAACAGCTATTCATTTTAGATCTGGCGTAAGTATTTACTTTAAGAGCTACGGTCAGAAGGTAATTAATTTGCAGACAAGCTCTGTGCATATGATGACATTTGATGAAGAGGCTCCTGAGGAGATCATTAACGAATGTCTTGCCAGGCTTCGTGCCACAAGGGGATATTTCAATCAGGTTTTTACAGCTACCCGTGGTCTTCAGGTGTGGTACAGGGCTATGGAATGTATAGGTACTGCTGAGGAGATGTTTCCTAATGCATGGAAGCGCAGCGTATCTATGCGTGACTGTCAATATTTTGACGACGGCACACCGAGTCAGTGGACTGATGCAAGGATAAGAGAGGCAGAAAGCTTTTGTACGTCTCAGGCTGAAATTCTTAAAAGGATTGACGGTAGATTTGTAAAAGATGAGGGCAGAAGATATCTGACCTTTAATCCTGACAAATCTATTGGCAATGCAACAGATAAAATCCCAGCTAATTGGAGGTATTATGCAGGCGTTGACATTGGTAGTGGTGGGCGCGGCAGGTCTGCTGGCGCTGTGGTTATTGTTGCTTGCAGCAACGATTTGGATCGTGGAAGAATTATTAGGACTTGGCGTGGAGATTACGAAGAGACGACCGCCAAAGACATCCTTGAGAAATACCAAGAACTCAGACAGGGATTAACGATTACGCAAGCCTGTTATGATTACCAGTCTAGGGAGTTTGGTCTCATTGCTTCTAGAAGTGGTGAGCCATTTGTCCCGGCAGATAAGCAGCGTAATAGCGGTGAGCAGATCACCAACACGCTGTTTCAAAGTGGGGCTTTGACGATAGACGGCAATGTATACGATAATGGAAAGCTTATCACAGAGTTGATGTCTGTGCCAGCTGGCGAAAAGAATAGAAAGTACCAAGACGACTTAACCGACGCACTTCGTTATGTTTTGAAGCTAATTCCATGGGATTTTGTTAAAATTGCTCCAAATTTAAAAATTGATGATGAAGATCGCGAAGAAGTACCGCATACTAATTGGACAAAAGACCAATATAGAGAATGGGAAATAAAACAGCGTCGGGGAGAGATGAGCGATGATTCCGAAAACAAAGACGAATGGCAAGCCTTCAAAGACGAAGTCGCAGCATGGAACGAAGCCTACGGGAGCTGGTAAAAGATACAAACTTCTTGGTATTATAGACGAATGCCGAAAATTGGGTGTCAGCAAAATAAAGACATCTGAGTTTGAGGTAGAGTTTTTTTTAGAACGTTCACAAGAAGTCGGCGACTTTGTAAATCATGACGAAATCAAATCACCAACATCAATTGACAAAGATCTTATGGATGATGTTCGTCTATCTCAGATGATGATAGATGATCCATTTGGTTATGAACGTGAAGTTTTAAATGCCGAACAAAGGAGAGCTTTTAATGAAGCCCATGAAAATTGATGAGCTAAATAAACTTCACGATGACGCAAAATCAGTAGACAAAGAGATCTTGTCTGAGATGCGTTCTAATATTTTGCTCATTTCTGGTGAGCATTATTCCAAACGTTTAAATGAGCTGTGGCAGCGTAACCGTGTAAACGGAATTACAGCAGACCCGTATCAGCTTCGCATTACTAAAAACTGGCTACATAGAGCGCACAGGATTTATGTCAACGCCATCATTTCTCAAGCTCCTGGCGTAACTATTTCTCCAAGAAATCAGACAGAACTTCAAGATCAGAAGTCTGCTGAACTAAATAAAGCAGTCTGGGAAGATGCAAAACATAGATATAAGCTTAATGCTCTCATTCGTGATCTTTGCGGAGATTTCTGCGGTATTGGCGAATGTGCGGTTAAAGTTTTCTTTGATCCTACAAAGGGAAAACTAAAAGGTTACGAGCCGACTGTAGATGAGCTAGGAAATCCTGCAGTAGATGAAATGGGTATGCCAATTCCAGATACATCTAAGCCAGTGTTTTCTGGTGAATTTGTATTTGAGCGTCTTTTCGGTCAAAATATATTTAGAGATCCATCATGTATGCAGATGAAAGATGCAAGATGGATTGGCGTAGAGAAGCTTGAATCAAGCAAGGTGTTAAAAGAGCGTTATAAGGATCAAGAAGATAAACTTAAGTATATTACTGAATCCAATGAAGACTTTTTAGTGTTTGACTCCATGAAGAGTGGATACGGACGTGAAAAAGATCAAACTCTACTCCTTGAATACTATTATAAGCCTTCTCCGGAGTATCCAGAGGGATATTTCTACATCACAACGAAAGCGGGCATCCTTGAAGAAGGGCCTTTACCTGCTGGGATATTCCCAATTGCTTGGAAAGGTTTTGACGAACATCCTACTAAAGCAAGGGCCACTAGCATTGTTAAAGTTGCTAGACCTTGGCAGGCGGAAATAAATCGTGCGTCGTCGCAGGTTGCCCTACACGGTATCACGATTGCGGAAGATAAGATTCTTTATCAGGCCGGAACGAAAGTATCTCAAGGTAGTCTTCTTCCTGGAGTTAGAGGGATTACATATCAAGGCACACCGCCCACCATTCTTCCAGGTAGAAATGGCGAGCAATTTTATGAATACATAGCCTTAAACGAGCAAGAAATGGGCCGTGCGCTCATGATTGACCTTGTGGATCAGGAAAAACAGACCAATCTTGACCCCATGGCAATGCTATTTCGCAGCATGAATCAGACACAAAAGTTCTCATTTTATGCTGACAAGTTTGGTGAAATGCTAGTTGATATGTGTGAAAAGTTTCTTGATCTAGCTAAATTCTACCTTGAGGGTGATGAGTTGATTGCTGCAATAGGACGGGCAGAGGTTATTAACATTGCGGAGTTTAAAACAACCACTCCGCTGTCTCATTTGATTCAAGTAGAAGACCAAGTAGAAACGATTGAGACAAAGTTAGGGAAGACTTTGGTTCTTAATCACATCATGCAGTATGTTGGCACAAATTTAGAGCGTGACGACATTGGAAAACTAATCACACAGTTTCCATTTGCTAACTGGCAAGAGGCGTTTGGTGACTTTACGATTAATGAACGTAACGCAAAAAATGACTTCCTTGCAATTGAGCGTGGAGAGATGCCAAAAGTATCTCCAAGTGACGATTCTTCTTATGTGTTGAAGCAAGTTTCTAAAAGGAAGAAAGAACGTGACTTTGGTTTGCTTGCTCCACAAGTTCAAGACATGTATTCGCAGTATGAGCAGTATCATTTAGATAAGCAGGCACAAGAAGCTGCTTCGCTAAAAGCTGCTCAATCTGAGTTTATACCTACTGGTGGCGCTATGGTGGCAGCCGATATGTATGTTCCTGGTAGTGATCCAAACAAGGCTCCAAAGCGTGTAAGGATTCCTTACGAGGCACTAGATTGGCTTCTAAAACAGCTTCAGCAGCAAGGAATGACTCAGGATGCGATGCAGCAAATGAATTCTGCTCAACAATCTGAAGTAGCAAGGTTGCTAATGGGTGATGTTGGGCAACAAACGGGACAGGCCAGTCCTATGGGAGCAATGTGATGGAAACGGAATCAACAAGTGTAGACACCACAACAGCAGTAGACACTACAACTACTGCGCCGGAGACAACGGCAACTACCCCTGAAACGGTAGAAGCTAAATCTACGGAACCTACGGGGCTAGATGCCATTAAAGCAAATAGCACCAAAGGCAAGGTAACTGTAGAAGGGGTTAAAGAGGTTCCGCCTGCTTATACTCCTAATTACAAGTTTAAAGTAATGGACAAAGAGCATGAAATTGATGAATGGCTTCGTCCAGTTATTAAAAATCAAGACCTAGAGAAAAAAGTAAAAGAACTTTATGAAAAAGCTTATGGTTTAGAAACTATTAAGCCAAAACATCAAGCAGTTAAAGATGAATTAGAGCAAACTAAAACAAAAGTTGCAGAAACTGATAAAGCTTTAGATATCCTTGGAAAGTATGTAGCTGAGAATGATTTTGATAGCTTTTTTGAAGGTCTTAATATTCCCAAGAATAAAATTTTAGAGTATGCTTTAGAATTAGTGAAACGCGAGCAGATGTCTCCTGAGCAAAAAGCCCAGTGGGAATCTAGCAAGCAAGCTAAAGAAGCTGCTCGCTATTACGAAGTTGAGAATGCACGTTTGCAGCAAAGCCAGCAGCAATTTGCAGTTCAACAACGAACATTCGAGCTAGATATGGCTCTTGGAGTGCCTGAAGCCAAGGCAGTCGCAGAAGCCTACAATGCTGGAATGGGTAGTCACGGAGCTTTTAAAGATTACTGTATTCAGATTGGTCAGGCATACGCTGCGCGTGGACAGGACATCCCAGCACAGCAAGCCGTAGGTGAAGCCATCAAGCATTTGAAAGCGATTAACCCAAGCCTGGGTGCCGCTGTTATTGCTGGTGGAGCACAGGTAGTGCAGTCTTCACAAAAGCCAGTTATCCCGAACATTCAAGGTCGTGGAACAAGTGCAGTTAAACCAGCAGTGAAATCGTTGGAAGATTTAAAGAGACGTGCAAAAGAACTTACAGAACAATATTAATTAAACATTATTCTCAAGGAGTGAGAAATGGCAACAGTAGTAAATAGTTCGTTTCAGTCAATGCTCAATGAGTATTTACCGAACCGCATGATCATGGAAGAGCTAGTTAAGCGTGACTGGTTTCTTTCTAACCTAGAAATTGATAACGGCTGGCAAGGCTCGAAGATCATCGTTCCTTTCAAAGGAGCTGGTGCATCTTCGGTTGAATTCGGCCAATTGGCAGATGTTTCTGACATCTCTCAATCGCAATATGTTCGTGGATCTATTGATGCATACACTGAAGCATGGGCTTCTCTTGCATTCAACCACCGCGATCTATTGGACGCTGAAGGTAAAATTCCTGAAGCTACTTTCTTGAAAATTCTTCCGGGCGAAGTTGATTCCATGGTTGATTACTTTAAGCAAGTTGTCTCTACATCTCTTGGTTCTGGTTCGCACTTTGCGAAACTGGCAACTGATGGACAAGCTGGTGGTACATTTGAAGTTGACCACATTGACCGCTTCCAAGTTGGTCAAAAACTTGTTCTTGATGATGCAAACAGCTCTGCATTGACTGTTTACTGTATTGCAATCAATGTAAACGTTGCAACTGTCGGAACAGGCACTGTTACTGTATCTGCTACACGTGGCGGCGTAGCTGCTGACGTTAGCGCATACACAACAGCTCAAGAAGCTAAGTGTTACCACCCAGGCGCACTTGCTAGCTCGTTTACTTCTATCCGTGAAGTTCTTCTTTCTGCTGCAAACGGCGGAGCAAGCACTGTTCATGGTGTGAGTAAATTGCTCTGGCCCGTACTCCAGGCAACGAATGTCCCGGGAGCTTCGGTCACCGCTTCGAACATTTTGGAAAAACTGTTTGACGGTTACACCCTTGTTCGCCGCAAAGCTAAAGGTAACGCTAACACTGTTGTTATGTCGTTCAAACACCTTGGCTCTGTAATGAAGCTTCTTGAAGCTCAAAAAGGTCCATTTATCGTAACGAAGCAACCATCTGCTTCTATCTACGGCTGGACTGAAATTGAGATCACTTCTGTTAAAGGCAGCCTGAAACTTGTCGGCATCGTAGAGATGGACGACGACGTGATTATGTACCTTGACATGAAGTCCATGTGCTTCCGTACACGTGGTGGCTTCCGTAAGCGTAAGTCCCCAGAAGGTAAGGAATATTTTGAAGTCCGCGGAACCGATGGCTTCAAATACGTAGTTGACATGTGCCTTTTCGGGCAGCTAGAAGTTAGCGCCCCAGGCCACAACGCGATTATGTACGGCATCAGTTACTAATAAGTAAACTTTGGGGGAGTTGCGTGGCTAGGACGGCTGCGCTTCTCCCCTTCTGTACTGGAGAATACCATGGCAGATACAGGCCACTTAAAAACACAACAACATGAACTTATTAAACAACATTGTGAGTACGACGGATCTGGTCGTATGCAATATGTTTATACTGTTAGGGCCGATGCAGAAGACGGGACGCCATGTTCTGTGGTAAGATACGCATACGACGGATTATCTAGCCGTGTTTTATACATGAAAGAAGACACCGCTACTTGGGATGCTGCCTGGGAGCTGTTTTAATATACTAGGAGATCAAGGATGATCTTTAATCACCATAGGTTTCAGATATGGAACCAAAACCAGCATCCTTTTGTCCACAACATGTCCGACTTTGGATATGCAAACCCAAATCTTCCAGACGTTACAAACATGCAAGGCGCACTAGATTATCTAGTCGCAGTTATTTATCCAAACGCCAAACCAGCAGTAGCAACTCCAGCCGATCTTCCTCTCACAGGTAACACACTGGCTGATTACCGTGTGGTAAATGATGATGGTGATGGAAAGTCTGCTGGTTATCGTTGGGAACAACGCGAAGGCGAAGCAGCACCAAGTTGGCATAAGATTTACGATGTAGATTGGTCTACAGATTCTATTTTGTCTGCATGGCAAAATCAAACTCTTGCACTTTACGTCCAAAAAATTGGACATGATGATGCGGATCCATCTGGTACGCCTATTTCTGGACTATATGCTGGACAAACTATATATGGCGGAAAATCTGCCAATACAAACCTGACACTTTCTGCAAATAGCGGTGATGGCGCTGGCCCGCAAACAGGGTTTGTTCAGGTTACAGATGATTTTAGACCAGCCATTGATAGTGAACTAGAGCTTGGCACAACAACATATAGATGGCTTAAGCTTTGGTCTGATGCAGCAACCATAGACACAATGACAATCACCAGCGGATCTATCATAGAAAGCACTGGTGAAATTTATTTTGGCTCAAGTGATCTTGTAACTAGCGGCGACATTACATCCGGTACAATGTCACTTGGAAACGGAGTTATCACTGATACAACCGGAGAAGTTGATTTCATTGATAATGATCTAAGAACAACAGGTGATGTATACGCTGACCAGCTTTTTTTAACTAGTGGTCTTGCTTTACCTTCTGGATCTCAAATCGCAGACTTTACGTTTACTAATGGAAATATTGCTTGCGCCACTGCAACTGTAAGTTTAAACGCTTTAAATCTTACGACTACAGGCGATTTAACATGCAGTATATTGAATGCTGGCCAATGCCAAATAAACTTAAACACATTAACGGCAACTGGTACAAATAGAAGCTTAAATCTTGCTGCAACCGGAACAGGAACGCTTGTCTTTCAAAGCGAGGCAAGAACACAGTATCCAGTATTTATTACAAATGCTGCTCTTACTGTAAGCGGGACTGGTTCATACATAACCGTTGATAGTTTAAATCTAGATGGATCTACAATAGCTTGTACAAGCGGTGATTTAAACCTATCTGCTGCTGCAAATTCAATCAGCATAGCGTCTAGTTTAAAACCAAGCGCAGACAACACAAAAGATCTTGGTGATGCAAGCTTAAGATTTAGAAGCTTATATCTTGGAACTAATATCCAAGACGGTACAAGCACATTTCCTATAGCTGATTTAATGAAGCTTAAAGATGCAAACTATCGTGTTACAGATAGAAGTGTTGGCGCACAAGTTGGAGATGCTCTTTTCTGGAATGGAACACAGTGGCTTGCTTCAGCTCCTGATACAGAAATTGATCACAGCTCACTTAATGGTCTTACGACAGGTGACGCAGGACATACACAGTTTGCGCTATTAGCAGGGCGTGCTGGTGGTCAGGCTCTTATTGGTGGTACTGCTGCTGGTGAAAGCCTAGACCTTGAAAGCACATCTAATGCTTCTAAGGGTTATGTACAGGTTAAAAGCGTTTTAAGGCCATTTACAGATGCTTCGTACACAACGGAATGGGCTGGTACAGATCTTGGCCATGCTTCAAAGCGTTGGAAAGACGTTTATACTGTAGGACAATTTAAAGGATTTAGGTTTGAAAATGTAGACACTTTGCCGTCTACGTCATCGTCTACTCCTGGTAAAGCATATTACCTTACGACTGACCAAAATCTTTACGTTGATACCGGCCTGACAGTTAAACAAGTAGGCGGATCTAGGGTATACTATGACACGTCTTGGAACGGGACAGATGTTACAAAAGACATCACTGTTTCAGGTGTAGACGCAAGATTTTCAATATGGCAACTTAAAGATAATTCTAATGACTTTGAAGCAATGTATGTTAGCATTAAGGCAACTTCTGCCACTAACATAAGAATAACGGTTGGATCTCCGCTACCAGCGGGTACATACAGACTTGTAGGAGTATAAACATGGCACAGATTTATGGTGAGTTAATCAGGGCACAATTGCAGTCAGCAACAAGTGGAACTATTGGAGCTGCTGTCCCTGGCCTTGTTTATTTTAACTCAGATGACAAGAAACTAACCCTCAATGATGGAACATCTTGGCAAAAACTTGTAACTGAAGCAGCTCTTGCTGGAAGTTCTTCGCTATTGCCAATCGTTCCACTTACAAAAGGTGGACTTGGTGTTGATGCAAGTGGTTTTCTTGGATTATTTAGAGTTGAGTTAGGAGTCGTAACAGCAGGGCAAATAAATGTTACTGACATTCCTGATTTGACAGTTTTGTATTCAAAACTAGATTTAGCAGACGGCGATATCCCGCAAGTAAAAGTAGCAAATTTGACAACAGATCTTGCAGCAAAAATGACAGGAAATGCTGCAATTACTGGCGATACAAAAGCAAAGATTACATACGACTCAAAAGGCCTTGTAACTGCTGGCGCAGATTTAGTAGCAGCAGATCTTCCTTTGATTACTCCATCTAAAGGCGGAACAGGTGTTGCAAATAATGATGCAGCTACACTTACACGCTCCGGCAATCATGCGTTGACTTTGACCACAACAGCCGCAACAGGCGTGACACTTCCAACAGCTGGTACACTTGCCACTTTGGCAGGCTCAGAACAATTATCAAGTAAAACACTTGTTGAGCCTGTGGTTGATAACTTCGCAGCTTTCAATCAAGAATCAACACCGGCCGCAGCATCCGCAGGAACTGTAAGAGTTTATGCTAAAGCTGATAACAAACTTTATAAGATGGATAGCACGGGAGCTGAGGCAGCTATTGGATCTGGATCTGGATCTGGTGGAGTAAACTATCTTGTAGACTGGTATGACTCTTCCAAGCCAGTTGGAACTGTTTCTACTGTTGCTGCAAATGGAAACATTGTTGTCAGCGGATCTGCTCCGGCTGTAACAAGTGCATGGTATGCAGACACAACATCTGGAGCTGCTGCAATTGCTGCAAGCACAAGCACTTTGCTACGTGGATCATCAAATTATTTGACAGCATTATCAGGAGTGAGCACATCGGGCGCAACATTTGTGCAATCTCCTGCGTTTAATATTGACGGGTCTGATTTGGGCAAGCCTGTCACAATTAGCTTTGATGTATCTGGCGTCACAACTATTGATGATTGGGATGTTATTGTTGCTCGGTACACAGTATCAGGCACAACTGGAACATTTGCAGAGCTTATTTCGGTTGCTGGAAATGCATCAGCCATCACTGGAACGCCTGGAGCAGAGATACCAACAGGCACAGTGCAATTTAAAGGATTCTTTATCCCTAGCGCCACAGCTACGGATGTTTACGCACTTCGTTTGCGTAGACGTGCAGGTGCAACACAGATCCGCGTTGACAGCTTAACGGTAGGTCCGCAGTCACTGGCTCAAGGCGCGGTTGTTACAGGTGGCAATTCATTTACTCCAACTTTAACGGGGTTTGGTACAGTTTCAACTTATCCTTTGCCTTTCAAATGGTATCGCTCAGGCACAAGAATAAAAGTAGTAGGACAATTTCAAGCTGGTACACCTACTGCATCAACTGCGTCTATACTGTTACCAAGTAATTTAACTCATTCTCTACCAGCAACGGGCACAGGCCCAGCCGTCATTGGCTCTTGGGTTACGAACCTTGCTAGCATAAGCAACCCGAAACGTGGGGTTATTTTAGCAGAAGCAAATACAAGTAAAACATTAATTTATTTTGGCATAAGTGAATACGCTACAGCTCAAAATAGTTATACAAAACAGAATGGCAATGAATTTACTACAGCTTCAACTCTAGTTAATGTTGAATTTGAGCTTGATATTGACCAATGGTCCTCCGGCACCACAACTCTCGCAGACAGAGCAGTTGAGGAGTATGCAAGTAATGGTGGCGCTGCCGGACTTGGAACAAGCGATTTAACTGATTTTAAATATGGACCATCTGGTTCTTTAATTGGAAACCTGACTTCTGGACTTATAAGACGTGTTAGATTTCAAACAGCACTATTAGCAACAGATAATTTGATTGTGGAAGTTTCTACCGATCGGGTTATGTGGTTTCCGATGACATGCCAACAGGTTATAAATAGTGCTGCTTTAGATTTATACACAAATCAAAATGGTGTGCGTTACGGTATGGGAAGGCTTGAAAAAGTCAACTCGACTGATGTAGACGTAACTTTTGGTCTATATTCTTTTGCAAACGGAGCCACATACGGTTCGGCTGGAAGTAACTGGGCAGCAGTAGGCGCAGGTTATTGGAGAGTTAGGAAGATATCTGGCGGAGCAGCCGTAGGATTCCCAGTCTCAGCTAGAAATATTGTTGGGGATACTAGCGGTACTGCGGTTCCGGCTGGGTATGTGGGGGAGACAAAAGTAGTAAATCTTGGTTCATCGTCTTTTGTGCCTAGCACCTCTTTAGGTGATGTGACAGGTTTAACAATGACTCTTGATTCTGGTGTGTGGCAAGTTAAATATCAGGCAACGGTTTATTTACAAAACAATGCGGCTGCCACAACAACATTTATAAACCTTGTTTTAACTGATGGAAGCAATAATCAAATAGCAAACACTCAATCTAACAATGCTTTTGAAAACTTGCCCACAGCAGGTGTTGCTCCAATTTTAACAGTAGAAAGAAGTGCCGTCTGGATTGTGTCTGGAGGTCAAACACTTAAGCTCAGAGCTTTTAAAAGTTCAAATTCAGGTAGCACATCACTTTTACATGATGCAGCCAATTATAGAACTACGGCAATAATCGCCACAAGAATTGCTTAATGCTAAAACTACTCTTTATAATTTTAGCCATCAGCTCATGCCAAAAGCGTGAGCCTAAAAAGCCGCAGCAAGTCAATGAGGCTGTTGTGTCTAAGGCAAAATTATACAAGAAGCTGCATACCGGATGGGCGCATCAAGGCGGCTGCGATTCTTTGGGATTTACTTCTCTTTGCAAGATGTCTGGTGGGTGTCAAGATGTTGACATATATCAAGCTGAAGGTGAACCGGGGCGCTGGTATCGTAATCCTGGAAAGCGTTGCTATGATGACGGGCAAAGCAAGTCAGACATTTCTAAAGATATGCTAATGATGTTGTTTCCGTATCTCTACGCCACAGGTGACAAGCAAAACTTGCGGGAGATATATGAGTACGGAAAAGCAAATGGTAATGTCATGGGCCGTGGGCCTCTTAGTCGTACATTCCTGACCCCTCCAATGGTTTGGACTTTGCAACGCATGATTGGATTTGAGGTTTCGGTAAAATCAGAAACACCCGTTGTCAAAAAAGCAGGTTTTGAAAAGCACCTAGACGCTATTGATTTGATCTTGAAAGCTATGGTCGGTGGCGGTCTTGATCCATTGCAATATGAAGAGATTAGGAAGTATGCTGAAGCAAGCCCACGCAATGCTTTATTCTCCGCCTTGTATAACAAGTACCGTGATGGAAATCAGCAGCAAGCCATAGACATCTTGCTTGATGAGAAACTTTTCCCTTCAGATAGGCTTCCAACCGCACGTGATAATCGTTGTGAAGAATACCTTTGGCAACGTGATGATGATCCAAAAGATTGGGGTCCATGCGATAGCGATAAAGTTCATGACGGTGTAGACTTTTTATTAGCGGCTTATGTCGCCGGACAACTATAGGAGAGGTTATGTCTACAACACTTACCACTGGAATGAAGTTAGAGTTGCCAGATACAGGCGATAAAGGTTCTGTTTGGTTTCCGGTATTAGAGAGGAACATTGTAAAAACTAACGATCACACCCATAACGGTACTGATGCAGCAAAAGTTGTAAGTACCAGCATTACGGCTGTTACACAGTCAATATTGTCTGCTGGATGGACAAACCAAACCAATGGTGTCTGGGAGCAAGAGCTTACACTGCCAAATAGTGCTAACTATGCTGATGTTGCCATCATTGTTAAAAGTGCTGCGGGTACACAGCTTCATCTTGATGTTAAGGCTGGAACTACTGGAAAGAAATATAAAGTATATTCTAACGACAATAGCCTAAATGCAACCGCTCACATTTTGGTTTAATCATGGCACAAAAAGTAGAACTAGAAGATTTTTCTGGTGGGATTACGGACTACTATTTGTCCGCCCCGCCAAACAAATTAAAAGAATGTGACAATCTTCTGATCAATCAATATCAGGGACAAGGCAAAGTATTTACTAGGCCAGGATCTATACTTTATGATTCTTTGGCCCCAAGATCGCCTACTGATTCTAGGGTCAACACTGCTTTTTATTATAAAAACAAACTTTATATTCAAAGCGGATCTAAAATTTATTATTACAAGCCATCAACAAACTCTTGGCAAGTTATTTCCGGACAAGATGGTCATGATGCTTTTCCTGGATCTACAGGAGATCATCAATTTACTTATGCAAACTGGAACTATCATACATTGATAGCCAATAGTTCTCTTCCTGGCTATCCAATGAAAATTACTGTTAGTGATGGTATTCCTGTATTAAGACAAGCTGGTCTTCCAAAATTTAATGGATCCACAGTAACTTTATCTTTTGCTACTGGCGGCGGTAAAACATATTTATATAAATTAGTTTATAAAAGATCTTATTATTCAGGCCCCACAGGGTCTACTCAATTTCTAGATCTTGGCACTCCAAGTGCAGCCATTAAAGCTGAAAACGCAACAAACATTACGCCAAATATAACGCTTAATGCCATACCTGTTTTATCAAACACATCGTCAACAAATTGGGATTTATCAAATATAAAAGTAGACATATACAGGACTGCGGCAAATGGAACTGTATATTTTTATGTAGATACAATTGATAACGGTGTAACTACATATTTAGATGCAAAATCAGATACAACAATATCTGCAAATGAACAGATTTACACGTCTGGTGGCGTTGTCGCCAATGATCCTCCACCGCAATGCGCTTCTATCCATGTAAGAAATGATATTGCTTATTATGGCGGTTTGGTTGGTGAGTCTTATAGATTTAGACAATCCATTCCAGGAGATGTTGATTCTGTTCCTGAGAGTTTCTATGTTGATGTAGATGATGAGATTGTGGCTATTTCTTCTACCAAAAATAACGTCATCATTCTTAGCAAACAAAAGGTCTACCGGGCCGACGGTTTTTATGATGAGCTAGGACGCAATGGCATCGCCGTAGAGCGCATTAGTGACACTGGTGGATGTATTGGCACCAACACAGCCGTTCAAGCCTTAGACGGCGTATTTTGGCTTGGTAAAGACGCTGTATATTTCACCGATGGTTTTAAGGTTGTTAAGCTTAATCAAGACTATGATAAAACTTATAAAACATTTACATCTGATGATACAAAGAATTTAAAATATCAAGGTAAGTACGATAGTAAAAAGAATCGTATTTGGTGGACTATTCAAGAAGATGGCGCAAGTGATTTAAACAAATGCTACGTCTTAGATTTAAATTGGGGCATTCGTGAAAATGCCACTTTTACGACAATCTCTGGTAACAGCTTTGTTCCGTGCGCCATAGAGTTTATAGACGGCGATATGATTAGATGCGACAAAAGTGGATATATCCTTGTTCACAAAGAAGGTATTGCCGTTGATCCAAAAATAGAATCTTCAGTTCCAGTCTCTCAATGGATTAATGAGACCATCATTTACACATTAGAAACGTCTGCATATAACTTTGGTACATCTTCTGTCAGAAAGTATGTGACACAGGCTAATATCACTTGCGAATCCACAACTAATTTATCTCTACAGATTGTCAGCAATAACGATGACAATCGTGTAGTTGCCGATCTTTTGCCTATTAGATATCGTGGAAACATTCTCTGGGGTGAGCCAGATGTTTATTGGAAAAAAGATATTGCGATTGAATGGAATAGGCAGGGTCTTATTCATGAGAAACGTCTCATGCCAGCTAAGAGCCTTCGCTGTAACTATAAAAGTTTAAAGTTTACTAATGCAAAAGTAGCTTTATTATCAAGCGATGTAATTGATACTGTAATAGTAAATTCTACATTAAAAACAGCTACTTTAACTGATATATCAAGATACGATTGGCCCGATAGAGCTGTTGATTATTTTATAGCTTTTGAAGATGATAACTATCAAAAAGAATATAAAATTATTAATAGAACCAATGATGTTTTAACTTATTCTGATGTTTTAGATACAACAATCAGTGGAACAAAAAAATGGGTTATTCGTGGCAAACCTCAAGGAGAGGTTCTTAATTTACTTAATTTGTCAGTTATTTATGAAGTGTCTGGCCCAAGCCAAGGCGCTTACAAAGTCTCTGGCAGCGGCGAAGTGGGGACTAACCAATGACATTCCCCAGGCTTCTTAGACAAGAAATAGAAGACATTTATGTTCAAGAGAACTTTAAAAGGCTTATGGATTATGGCAATGCAAATCCATTAGATAGATCTAGCTTTAGCTTTCTTTCTATTGAAATACCTGGACCTGTTACCAATTTTAAGTGGAAACATAGTTTAGGTTTTGTTCCTCTTGATGTTATAATTATGCACAATAGTAATAATGCAGCAATTACATTAAACTATTCTAAATTTGATTCAAACGACTTAGATATTACGGCATCTGGCGCAACACTACTTCGCTGTTTGGTCGGGAGATATACATGAGATACTGGCAATGGTCTGAAATCAAAGCAAAGGTGTTGCGTGATCTTGACCTTGAAGGTGAGACATTTATCAATGAAGCTGAGCTTCTTGGTTATGCTAATGAAGCAATTGACGAAGTAGAGCGTCAGATTCTTACTCTTTGCGAAGACTATTTCCTAGCTAGAGATCAGATAACTCTTGTTCAAGGACAAGAAGAGTACGACATCCCAGACAATATCTACGGCATGAAAATCCGTCAGATTATTTACCGCTCCGGAACACAAGTCTGGAAACTTAAACGTCTTCGTAATTGGCATAAAATTGCTATATATGAAACTGAAAAGACCATCATGAATGGCACACAGCAGTATGGTTTCTTTATTCTCAATTCCGTTGAAGGTGAAAAGCCTAAGCTTCTTCTTACCCCGACTCCTACTGAGGCCGGGGCATATCTTTACATCTGGTACATCCGTAATGCTAACGAATTGACACAAGATACCGACAAGTGTGATATTCCTGAAGCAATCAATTATGTCATGTCTTATATGAAAATGAAGTGTCTTGAGAAAGAACTTCATCCAAATCTGCCAAAAGCTATTCAAGATGTTGAACAGCAAAAAGCAGATACTCTTAAAACATTGTCTGACATGTATGCAGATAATGAAGACACAATTGAACCAGATTACAGATTGTATTCTGAAATGACGGGGGGTAATGAGTAATGGCAGAAATAAAAAGAAGACCTGGTGAATCCAGTTTGGAGTATGAAAAAAGAAAAACAAGATTAAAATCTGGCGTTCCACAAAAAACCCCTGAGCAACTTAGACAAGAAGCTCTATATAATGCTGAAACTAAAAGGTTAGCTGCAGAAGCTGAAAAGCCTCAACTTGCTGCATATCAAGGATTAGAAACTCTTGGTGATGCTGGCAAGCTTAGTGCAAGAACTCTAACAGGCGCTGAAATTCAAAAGCAAATGGAAGAGTCTCCTTGGTATAAGATGGCTCTTCAAAAGCAAGAATCTGAACAATCTAGGTTGATGGATCAAGCCGCCAGACAACAAGCCGGAGCTTTAGCTGGTGCAAGGTCACAACTTGCTATGCGCGGAGGTCTTGGCGGTGGGTCAGCAGAAAGATTGGCCTCATCAGGAGCAGAAAACCTTACAAATTTAATGCAACAACAACGTCAGGCTAGTGCTATTGAGCGTGGTCAACTTGGTATGCAAGGAGCAGATCTTGCTTCAAGACTTGGTCAATTTAATCTAGGACAACAATCTGAGGCTGATAAAATTAACCTTCAAGCTCAATTAGCTAACCTTGCAGCAAAAGAAAACAGATCTTTGCAACAGTATGGCGAGCAAATGAAAGGCTATGCTGCTGGAAAAACATCTGAAGGAATTGGAAGCGGCGGGAGTTCAGGTTTGTGCTGCTTTATTTTCCTAGAAGCAAGATATGGCAACGGAACAATGGACGAAGTTGTAAGACGTTACCGCGATGAAAAAATGACTGATAAAAATCGCCGTGGTTATTACAAGATGTCTGAAGTCCTTGTTCCTGTTATGAGAAAATCAAAACTTGCAAAAGCGGCTGTAAGAACTCTTATGACAGATCCAATGGTATCTTACGGTAAATGGTATTACGGAAAAGGCAAAATTGGCTGGGTATTTAAACCAGTTGTTAACTTCTGGCTAAAAACATTTGATTATCTTGGTCTTGACCATGAATACATTAGAGAAAATGGTGAGGTGGTTTAATGCCATTTCAGTCAAAAGAAGAAAATAAAAAAGGAGAATAAAATGGATCCGATGACTATTGGCCTTTTAGCTGGAGCTGGACTTCTTAAAAGTGAGCTTGTGGATAGGCCACGTGAAGAAGAACAACGCAGACAAGCTGCTGTTATTGCTAGATGGTCTCCATGGACTGGAATGGCTCCTAATGCAATTCAAAGAGCAGATCCATTTGGTGCGGCCATTGAAGGTGGTTTGACTGGTGCTGTTCTTTCTCAGAACCAGCAAAAAATTGATAATGCTAAAGCTAAAGATGTAGCCGAAGCTAATCTTGCTGGTGGTAATCCACAAACATGGCAAATGATGGAAACACAGAATCAAAGTGTTGATCCAATGCTTCAAAGAAGACCAATGTACGGAACAAGAATGTAATTGGAGATATTTATGCCTTGGTTAACACCTACTACGCCATATGCTGTTCCTAGAAAAGATAGTGCTTGGTTGGCAATGGATCCAAATGAAATGCCTTTAGAGGCTATTCCACCACAACCACAGCCTATGCTTGTTCCATTGCCGCAGACTCAAAATCAAAGCCTTGACCAAAATCTTATTGCTCAACTTGAAGCTGCACAACTTGGTCAAAGTCTTGCGTCACAACAAGCTCCTGTTATGGATCTGTCGGCGACTCAACCAACGCAACAAAAGATATCTGCTATTTCTACAGGCGTTGGCGCGGCGCCCGAAGAAGAGCCTAGTCTTGATATGTCTGCACCACTTACTGCAGAACAACAACTAGCACTAGCCTCCCAAGAAGCTATTAACATGCAAAAAGGCGCTCTTGAGGACGCTAGAAGTAGGCTAGAGGCCGCTCAAAAAGCTCCACCGCAATTTGATCTTTCTCCACTTTTAGCATTAGGTTCTCAATGGACTGGTAAAAACCTAATGGCTGGATATACAAAGCCAGGTGATAAATCCAAAGAAATTCAAGCATTGCAAGAAGCTGTTCTTAAATCTCAAGGCAATTTGTCTGAAGTTCAGCGTCAAACTTACAGAGATGTGGCTACGATAGAACAGAAGAAACGAGAGATGGAGCAAGAAAGAATTCTTACAGAAAAGAAAATTGCTGCAGATCTTGCTACTCGAGGAAAGACAACAACAAAACAAGAACAAGCTAATCTTAGAAAAGATCAAGATGCATACGTTAAACAGTACGGAGATAAGTTTAAATCTTTATCTGCTTTTGCCGACAAGGTTTCTCAGCTTAGAAGCTTCTTAAAAGAAAAAAATAGAATTCCAACAGAATTGGCCGGAAAAGACAGATCAAAGTATGAAACACTAGTTAACAAAATCATTGTATCTTACAACAAAGACATTGCCGAACTTGGAGCTCTTGCTGGAGCTGACTTGAAATTGTTGCAAGCTGCTACTGGCCAAGACATAAGCGAGATAACAGGCAGGATAAAAGCTGCTTTAACTGGCCCTCAGGCTTCTATTGATGCTCTTGAATCTCTTCTTTCAGATACAGACAAAATGTTCTCTATGAAAGAAGGGGAGCTTAGACAACGAGTTATTTATGACAACTCTTCTGGTTTGTTAGAAGAAGACAGAAGATCATTTGAAAAGTCTAGATTTGGTGGTGAGGCCCAAGCACAACAAGAAGAATATACAGAAGAATCACTTGCTAAAATAAAGAAAGAAGATCCTGAAAGATTTAAAAAAATATTAAGCGAAGCTCGTGCAAAATAAGAGGACGATATGGCTCAAGTTGACAGCGAAATTCAAATGATTCTTGAAAAACAGCGTCAAAGAAACGCGGCTCCAT